AGGATCCAATGCCGCTAACTTGGCAGTTCCGAAAAAACGGTCAGCTTTTCTTTACCGGAGAGCACGGGCAATCACTAATGGAATGCTTGACTTATATCATTGAGACTGAAGAATTATAAGGGGGTGCAAGGTGCTCGACCTAGCTTTTTTTTATTTTTTTGCTAGGCACGGGGGTTCGATTCCCCCCACCTCCAATACTTGTTGTTGTTGTTGTTGATTGGTGTTGACACACACGGATGAGTCATGCTTCATGGGGGGCATGGCTCATTTTTATGACTGCAACAAAGACCCGTTCCTTTGTCTTGACGTGACCACACCGGCACAAGCACGTAAGTTAAGCAAAGTTTTCCCATCCGTTACCACCATCTTGGGGCTGATCAAAGACCCTTTCCTCGATTCCATTTACCGCCCTCGAATGATGACTGAGCTTGCCCGTAAGTATCCGGAGTTGCCATGGCAAGAATTAGAGAAGCTATGCTACGGCACGAGGGAGCATCCGGCAACGGGAGACACGATGTATTCGAGTGACTTCGGCACCGCCGTTCACAAGGAGATAGAGGATCAGATTCAGCACATCTATCTCAGTCCTTCACCGGAGCCTCGAGTTGATACGGCATGGAGTGACCATGCCGCCGCCTTCCTTGACTGGGTTGCCGACGAGTCAGTCACACCGCTAGCGACTGAGCACCTAGTTAAATGTGGTCGGGTCAAGACCGCAGGCTCGATCGATTTCATTGGCAAGGATCAGAACGACATGGTATTCTTGGCGGACTACAAGTGCCGGACTAATACTAAAGGCAAGGCGAAGACCTACCCGAAGGACTGCTACCAGTTAGCTATTGAGGCGGACATAATCCGGCGGCACCACAAGCTCGACTACCTGCCTGCCTGCATCAGTGTAATTATTGACAGCGATACGTGCGAGCACTACCACAAGGAGTGGACACGAGAAGAATGCGAGACAGGGATACAGATATTTAAGTGTGCATCCAAACTATATTGGATCACACGAATGTAATTTATGATAGCACCAAACGAAGAAATAAATGAAGAACCAATCCGCCTCGACGGGTTGGATGAATGTATAATCGGAACCGATGTCCGGGGATACTTGATCTATGATTACAGCAAACTGCTTAATCATTTTGTAAAAGAAGGCATGGCTGAGAATGATGCTATGGAGTGGGTTGACTACAATATCATGGGGATTCAGCCCCAGAACTTCATCATCCTGTTCGACGACTACGATGTAGAAGTAACCATTGAATGACATGAACAATACCGCACAAGATACATACGAGAACAGGTGCAAGGGTAGGGTCGGCGAAGACGTGTTCGAGGGATATTGCATCCGCAAGGATATTAAATTTTTCAGAACTGGATTCGACGAGAAGGAAGACCAGATAGAAAAGTTTTGGTTAGTGCATCCTGCACTGAGACACATACCGGATTACTTGATTGAGAATAAGTCCGGCGATCCCAGTTGGATTCACGTCAAAGGGACACCTCGAATCAAACTCAACGACCTGTTCGCTTACTACCAGTTCGATCAGATGTTCAAAGGGGAGTGCGGATTCTATTTAGCTTTTTGTTTTCGTGGTCAAGACCCTACGTTCATGACGATGGAAGCCCTGCAAGCTAGGCTCACCGGCTTAACAATCGAGGAGTGGGACGATGGCAAGCAGTATGTTCATGTGCCGATGTGAATCTATACGAGATAAAGTATAGGCATAGAGATATGTCACCGGACTATGTCGGCTGTTCTGAAAAGTGGGCACACGATGAGAAGCAAGCGGTCAGTTATGTATGTAAAAATCGACCCGATAAAAAAGGGAACTGCATCACCAAAAAGAATGCAAGCATCACGATCTTATCGGTAGAACAAATCTATCCGGAACCTCAATGACTTACATCCCTCAAAACAAGTTGGCACAATGGAGGAAAGACAATGCACCTGACCGGTGCCCGATCCTCGAACGGGTGACCGATGATCTGGTGGTTGATCACGATCACATCAACGGAGAGATACGGGGAGTGATTAGTCGAGAAGCCAATACCATGCTAGGTAAGATTGAGAATATTCACCGCAGTATTTGTAAGGGTGATCCAAAAGATTTGCCGGAGGTGCTGTTAAATACAGCTAAGTATCTCAAGGCACCGGCATCAGGGATACTTCATCCTGTTGGAATCAAACAATTAACCTCGAGGTTTAAAAGAAATCTCAGCAAGCATGAGCAAGAGTTTGCACTACAAAAAATGGGTGCCAAAAAAGATGAAATAAAATGTTGCAAGAATGTGAATGACCGTTCAAACTTGTATCGCTCACTAATAAAAACCATATACACAAACCATGAGTGAAGAAAAAACTACACCTAACCTACGGGTTAAACTATCAGCGATCCAAGGATCGCTTAAAGCCCCCAAGGGGCAGACAAACAAGTTCGGTGGATACAACTACCGATCCGCAGAGGACATACTAAATGCAGTCAAGCCATTGCTTGGCGAGTGGAGATGCTCTCTTATAGTAAGCGATGAGATTGTGGAAGTATCCGGACGTATCTATGTCCGTGCTTCGGCAACCATAGCTGACAATGATTCCGATCAGGCTATATCCACCAGTGCATTTGCACGGGAGGCTGAGTCCAAGAAGGGAATGGACGAGGCACAAATTACTGGGTCAGCATCAAGCTATGCCCGTAAGTATGCTCTCAATGGATTGTTCGCTATCGATGATACGAAAGATCCAGATGCCCTGAACACACACGGCACACCAGATAAACCAAAAACAAAAACACCTAGCTTAGAGGAGCTAATATAATGGAAAAGAAGTATGACAATACTAACGGGGGAGCACTGTTCCCCAATGACCGCAAGGAAAAAGAAACTCACCCCGATCTACGTGGATCAATTAACGTAGGCGGTGTTGATTACTGGATCAAAGCATGGAAGAAAGAAGCCAAGTCCGGTGTCAAGTTTCTGTCCTTGGCTGTCAATCCAAAGGATGAGGCGGTAGCCAACAGCAGTCCTGCCGTTAATTCAGATCCCTTTTAATAAGTGGAGCCGGATATAACATTCGACAAGGAATGGTGGGAAGAGTTCCGCCGTGACGAGATCGAAGAGATACTTAAACTCACCGGAGTTAAGAACTCTGATTACACCGGCGGCAAGGGATGTGACAATCCGTTTGCTAACTTCGATGGATCAAAAGAGTTTGGCATTGATCCATTGCTTGGTGTTGCCATCCGGATGCAGGATAAGTTTCAAAGGCTCAAAGCCTTTTGTAAAGACGGAGAGCTATCCCTTGATACTAAAGGGGATACGATTCGAGACATCTACCGTGACCTGATTGGCTACAGCCTTATCAGCTTGGGGATTGTCGAACGAAGCTCTAATTAAATTCGTGGTAAAATAGGATGTAGTCTCGACATGGGGTCGGGGCTACACTTATTTATCAACATGAGAAGTAAATCAACCATGCAAATACTAGAAGCCATACACGATGCAGTTCAACTTGGAAACAAGTTACATCAAGATATTGACACACACAAAATGCCAAAGAAAGAGCAAGAGAATATTAAGTATTTAGGTCAGTGCCTGCGGTCTATGGACTTCATCCTTACCGATGCACGAGATAGAAAATCCACCGAATAATCCAGAGGCAGAGGAAGCAGTCATAGCCTGCTGTCTTCTCAATGACTCACCGGCTAACTACAATACTGTTGCGGAATCAGTTAGTGCCGACGACTTCTACATTTACAGGAACCAGTGCATCTTTGGTGCCATTGGCAAGCTAGTTGATGCCAGTCTTCCGGTTGATGAAATTCATCTTACGGAACAACTTACTCGCGACCACAACCTTGATGAGGTGGGTGGCATCGCTTCTATCTACAGCATCATGGGTCGGGTTGAGACTGCGGTTCAGATGAACCACTATGCAAACATAGTAAGGGAGAAGTCGAATCTACGAAAGATGAATCGTGCTTACCGGCTCGCAACCGAAAGCATTATGTCCCAATCGGACACGGCGGAGAACATCAAGCACACGGTTGACTCA